GTTTCAACAAACCATATGTGTTTTCTAAGTCCTGGATGATATTTTCGTAACTTTAGTTTTTTGCCTTCTCTTATCATGCTTATGGTTTTATGTGCTACAAAGTGATACGACGCATTATCACGTTTTTCACCTTCGGGCACCATCCATGCTTTTGAGTCTTTGTTTTTCTTAGTTGCCATTAAATTTCCAATCGTTTTCTTTCGTAAACTTCAACTTGTTCAGTATTCAAACACTGAAATTTCATGCCAGTGTTTGTTGGTCTAATTAACTGAATATCATTGATTACTTCAGGTGTATCTTTTAGATATTTAACGCAAGACTTACGAGTTGGAAAACTTCTTTCCATTTTTTGAATGTCAAGTTTATCGTTTGGCATGCTTATGAAAGCAATGATGAACCATTCAAGCAATTATTTTGCACCATCTCTTGTTAGAGCTAGTTTATAACAAACTCTTTTGCCTTTTACACTGTCAACAGTAATAGCAGGGAGGTCTGGTGTAACTTGTCTACATTCTGGTAATTCGTACCATCTAAATCCTGCGGCTTTTTGTTCTGCAACTGTTTTATTAAATTCTGCATTGTCTACTGAAAATAATATTGCTAATAATATCAGTCCCATTGGGATCTCCTTTTGTTAATTAATACTTATTATTATACTTGTAAAATTTTGATTTGTCAACTTTTATTCAATTGAGACGTAATACGATCAGCAAACTCAGCACTGTGAAAATATTCTTTGTTACGTATAAGTCTTGGATGTAATCTTTTATGAGTTTTTAAAATCCTAATAGGTTTTTCCATAATCTTGTTTACAAATTTAAAAATTTTTTCCATACGTGATTGTGGATTAAGTTCTTTGTCCCAAGATTGCCATGGCACATATTCCTTAAACATGTCCATTCCTAAATCTTCAAGATATTGATTTACGCCTGGTTTTCCAATCACAATTGGTATTTGATATGCACTAAATGCTTTTGTAGTTTTTTCTGTAATCAAATTATGTTCGTCAACACTGGTTTCAGTTATTAGATTAACTGCACAACGATCGTAGACTGGAGTGTTTACATTACTAGCACCGTTGTTGTATCCAAAGCGGATATCATGACCTTTTTCATAATCAAGAAAAATAGGAAGATCAAGTTGTGCTAGGTGTTTTCTTTCGTTGGCAGTTAGTTTTTTAACAACTTCTGGATGCTTTAGTTTGTTGCCCAGTGACAGAACAAAACTAAAATCAACTTCTGACAACCAAGATGCTTTTGCCATTTTATCTAGCACATAGAGTCTGTGCCATTGTAGATTGCGATTTAAACACATCAATGGTTTGCTTTTTTCTAGTTGTGAATTGTAAAAAGTTTTGCAGTTTTCGTAGTACAGTTCAAGTTTTTTAGTGCTTTGTATCCATATGTTGTATGGAAAGAAAACAATATTAGGTTTGGGATTATAATAATAGTACCAATCTTCTGTGACTATTATTGTCTTACAAAATTCATTTAATATTTTTTGTATCGTAAGAGGGCTTCCTTTGTCAAGATATCCAAATTCAATGTCCCATGGCTCGCCTGTACAATCAAGCACAACAAGATCAATCTTAAGTTTTTTTATATTGCGTTCAACAAGTTTTAAAAGTCTATTTGCTCTTATTCTACTACTGCCATTCAGGATGTAGCCTATGTGTAGTACGTTTCCTTGAAAATTTTTGAATTCACGAAAATGCAGATAACTTGGGTCATTAGGTTCGTGTAAAAAAGGATAGATCATTATTTTGAATAAAAACTTTATTTATTTTATTTTACCAATGATCAGGCCAGGCATAATGTCTGTTTAGTGTGTTGTATATCTGTTGTACTTTGAATTTAATCTCACTGCCACTGTTTATCTGTTGTAGTCTTTTTAACCAGTCAACCAATTGAACAATTTCAGTTTTTGTCCCGCTATGACTGGTCCTACCAATGGTCAATGGCCTGCCTCTTTTACTTGCAAAGCCGTAGTTCCATAATGTTTCTATTTGTGTATGCCTGTTTTTGATTCTTTCAAACTTGTAGTCTTTTAATTGAAAAAACCCTTGTTCACCAGGTAGAACTGCGTAGTTCTCGTAATTTAGATTTAGTTCTAAACATTCAACGCCTTGATCACTTACTTCACTTCTCCAGGTACTACGACTCCATTGATTATCACTAGTATCAAATGTTTTTAACTGTGCTTCAGTCATTATTTCTTCTGCTATGACGGCGTCGTTACCAAGAAACTGTATTACTCTTGGTGTAATCAATACTGTGGGTATGCATAGTGCTTCTGCACGTGATAGTATTTCTTTTTGATTTTGCACACTATGTTCCATAGCAGTTTTTTGTGCTGTGAATGCTTGCAATTGTAAACCTGCACGTTCTTCGTCATGGTTTCTATAGTATCTACCGTTTTTAAGTCGATTAGTAACCTTAGTATACAGTGAAATATCTTTTGTTTGTAAGAACATTTATCTGCCTCTTTTTAATTTTGTATAACTATAGTATAACAAATAATCTGCAAATGTCAATGGAAATAATATGTTAGTCACAGTTGGTGATAGCTTTACATACGGTACAGAATTGGTCGATACCAGTTTAGCTTGGCCTTATCAATTGGGTTTAATACTTGATATGCCTGTGGTAAATCTAGCACAACCCGGATCAAGCAACGACTTTATTGTACGAACTACAGTTAATGCTATAGATGAATATGATCCAACATTGGTGATTGTTGCTTTTACAACACCTAACAGGTTTGAACGTAATTGGGAACATTGTACCCCACGAAAATCACCACGAGAGTTTGTGAATTGGAATGAAGAATGGGCTGAAAATAAATTTCATACACAAGTCCGCATGCTAGAAAGTTATATAAAATGTGAAAACTACTTTTTAGGTCCTTGGGATTGTGATATCAGTTATTGTTCGAACTATATTGGAACTTTAGTTGGAATGTGTGAAGGTTTTAACAAAGGGTCAGAAGGTCATCCTTTGATTCAAGGACATACTGCTATAGCCAAAAAGATATCAAAAATTATTTGTCAACCATGATTCTAAATCACCTGTAAGATTGGCCATCATTGCTTCTTGTGATCCAAAGAAGCTCAACCGTTTTTGTCCGTAATAGTATGGAAATTGTAGTTTGCGATCAAGTCCGAGTAAGACTCTTTTGTTTTTACGTGCAAAGTTATCGGGTAATACATAATCCCAGTATTCAAATTTAAGTTTACTTAGAACTGCAAATCCAGTGGAAGTGAGACGCATTCCACCATTTTCTCGTGTGTTATACCACCATGAATGTAGGGCAGATTTGTATTCTGGTTTGTCTTCTCCTAATAACGAAATAATATGACGAGTTAGAACGTCTTTATTTCTCATTGGAGTAAACAGTTTCTCCTTTGCTTAGACGTACAACACTGAATTTATCTGTTTTAAATTGTGAATTTAGTTTTTTTGCTAAACTTATTGCATGTCCAGGGTTAGAAAAACTTACTTTTTTATATTTAGGTCCAGGATACTGCACCAGCATGTTAGACGTTTTTAGATTGATAGGTTTCCCGTCAAAATATACTGCCCATATACCTTCGCTGGCTAATACCTGTTCAGTTTTATATGTTACTTTATCTGTAACTTCAACTAATATCTGAGGTTTTGGTCTTGCCATGTTCATTATCTCCATAGTTATTTATGATAAACTACGTAGATAACTTGTTAACGGCTTAGTTAATTACCAGGTTCCGCCGTCAACTTCTATACTGTCTGGTTGTTTTGAACTCTGTTGTTTTTGCAGTAGATCTATATCAAGAAGAAGTTTGGTAATATCACCATGTAGATTCTTTGCATCTTGCATTGTCCAAACAAAATCTCTAGCATTAGTTGCATCACATTGTGCAACTCTATCAATAAACTTTCGTATGTACAAACCACTCACTTGTAGTAGAATCCATCTGGTTCTCTTACTGGACCAACATAACCATAGCGGTCTAGTATAATAAGTTTAGGACAAAACACAACCTTGGTTTTGCGATTGATTGTAATCATATAGTATCCAGCGGCAAACCAACTTTTACTTTTACGTTCTTTAGTGTATATAGGTAATCTTTGATTAATATCCCACACACCGTTATAGGGTTTACAATCTGTTGGAAATCGATTCACTTGATTTTCAGGATACTTGATTCTCTCAGCATCATCTTCAAATGCAATCTTAGTTACATCACGGAGACTCTTTATTGTCTTAAAACGTGCATTACCTTGTTTTGTAGTTACAAAGTATCCGTTATTGTCTTTTTCAACTGAACCAATCTTTTGATCGTTTTGTTTTATTACCCAAAACTTTCCGTTTACAATTGGTCTTGCAATAGTATCGTTCATTGCTTTAGTTCTCCTTGATATGTTTGATTCAACCAACGTCCATACTGCTCTGCGTGTTCGCTTAATCGATTCAAATCGTATTTACCGCAAAATTTAAGGAACTTTGATCCTACTTGTCCAACATCTTTGTTGCTTACTTGTTCACGTATGAAACCATCAACTCGTTGTTGTATTTCTTCAGGTTGTTGTTTAAGATCTATCAACTGTTTGTTTCTATTGTAATCATCTAGTACTCTGTGTTCTTTGCCTTCATGGTCAGTCCAACGTTGTAACATCATGTTGTTCCAAGCATACCCTTTACTAGATCTATCTGCAAATGCTTCTAATAAACCTACCTTGTTCTTGGTACCTTTCTTACGTACACCAGGAAAAGCACTGAACACATTGTCACTGCTATCGCCCCTCATGCACTTTTCAAACAACAACCATTCAGGGTCAGGTACTTCTTTAGGAAGTTTTGTTTTTTTATCTATTACTGGCTTGCCTTTAGCATCAAAAATACCTTCAACAGTAATCAACTGATCAGTAATTCCATTAAACTGTTTTACATTATTAGCCAACAGTTGATAAAAGTCACTGTCTGAACTGATAATAACATGTTCATCTGCAGGATGTAGATTAATCCAACGTGCTATAAGATCATCTGCTTCTGCATCACCATCACGTAGAACACTACAATTTGTTTTTTCACGTAGATACTGATTGAAGTCATCAAACGTATCCCAAAACAATTTTTCTTCTTCTTGCTCACGTTCAGTGAGTGCGGCTCTTGCTTCACTTCGATTTGCTTTATATGGCTTGTAATAATCTTTTCTCCATGAACGTCCTTCTAAACAAAACACAACATGATCGGTGTCAAACTTTTTTGCTACTTTGTTGATAGCCGCCATGCTTATGTGCAGTGCATAACCAACTTTCTCCCAAGGGTCGGTTGCACGAAATGCAACGTGTCTAGCACGGAAAAACATGTTAGCAGTGTCAATCAATAGATACTTCATACGATTCCTTTTGTATATAATGTACTAATTATAACACTATACCAAACGATTGTCAACAATATATTTTGTTATGTATTGTGCCCAAGTTCTATGACCATCAACTCCGTAGTGATAGCTTGTAGGACTTACACTTTTGCACTTTTGCGACACAACATGATTGAATGTACACATGGGATTGTATGGATCAATATAACTTGATCCCCAATCTTGCTTTTGTTCGATGGTACTAAAGTCGGTGTTGCCATTGAAAAAAATATGCTTTGCGCCTATATTTTTTAATTCTTGATGAAATTGCCAAATTTTATCGTGGGCTTCGAACGTTTTTGCTTGCCAATCAAGGTTGGCTATATATTCTTTGTATTTTTGTTGATGACTCTCTGGAACATCATCTATACCTGATGCATTAACCTGGTAGTATTCTCCATCTATCAGCCATTCTTCTCTTTCCCAAGTGCTCCACTGAATAACAAAAAGACTTCTATATATATCGTGTGCTTGTTGTTCTAGCCAACGCCGTGTAGTTCTCATAATACGGTCGTTAGAACTTGCACTTTCTGCCTCACACTTGAAACCGCAGTTTAATCTATTGCTTAGTAGTTTACCCCAAGAATGTGCAATATTATCAGGATGTGGTACTCTGCCCATCGTCCAGTACTGACGATCATCTTCAGCAAATGCATAATTGTTTACACATTCGGCTGCCGCAGTATGTGAATCGCCATTGACATATAAAATCATTATTTTACTTCGGTATAACCGTTTCCAAGATCTCTGGTTTGTGTATAACGAATGTCTGGATCTGCTTGTGCTTGTTCGTATGTTTCCAGTGCAACATTACGACAAACAGTTTGAAACCATCGATCAACTATTACATGCTCTTCTTCGTTTGGTTTTTGTTGATATCCAGCACGTACTAAGTTTGCGATAAACTTCTCGTTCCAATCTAGTTCAAATGCACCATTATCAATATTATCTGGTTCAATTTCCATGCTTAATATTGAAACATACGGCTCACCTTTTGCAGTTGCTATTTCTTTAGGCGATTTTTTCCTTGATCTTGATTTTGTTTTTTCAGGTTCAGTTTTTTCTTTTTTTAAAATTTTTTTAATTTTGTCAAACATGTTTTACCTCTTGTGCTTAAAAACTGGTATAGGTTGCATTTTGTGTAGGTTTTTAGCTCTAAGTTCGCGATATTTTTCCAATGATTCTACTTCTGGACCAACTGCAAGAGCATTAAGTTCATCAAGTTGCATTGCACGTTCCAGCTTTTGATAGGATAGTCCTCCCATTTGATCTTGATCAGTTCTGCCATCCTCCCATAATCCGTCTGTGGGTTTTGCATCAATGATTCGTTGATCAATTCCTAGGTCTCTGCCAAGTTGCCATACTTCAGTTTTATATAAGTCTGCAATAGGTGAGATATCAACGCCACCGTCGCCGTATTTTGTGTAAAAACCAACACCAAAGTCTTCAACTTTGTTTCCTGTGCCTACAACTATACCGCCAAATGTTTGTGCCTTTTGATACAATGTCATCATTCTCAATCTAGCACGAGAGTTTGCCAATGCTAGTTCATTTTTTGGAAACTGAAAGAGATCTTCAAATTTTTCAAATACTGGAGTAAGATCAATCATTTCGAAACTAGCATTCATATAATTATTGCCTAGCCATATACAATGATCAACTCCTAGGTCGGTTTGTTCTTGCTTTTGTCTAATGGGCATAACCAATGTTAGAGTAGGTATGCCAGTCATTGAACACAGTGTACTAACCACAGCACTATCTATGCCACCTGACACACCGACAACCAACTGTTGAATGTTGTTATCTTTACAGTAGCCTTTAATCCAGTCTTTTATTTCGGTTGCCAGTGCCATTTAAAGTCCTTTGTTACGAAGTTTATCTAGATCAATTGGTGCTTTCATAGCACGTTCAAGTGGTGTATTAGGTGCCCCAGGCGTTGCCGAAGAGGCTGATGTGTAGTCTGGGTGTAAATCGCCATCCTTTTTCCATACAGATGTTTGCGACTTCTTGGACGTTGAGATTGTATTCTTCTGATCTACCACCCAACGGCATGAGATAGACAGGACAGTCGATACCTGCTTTGCGATATTCTGCAACAGCTCTGCCAGCTTCGTCAATGTCAGTACGATCAGCAACCACAAACTTGAGATACATGTCACTGCCGTCCACACTAGCATAATCAAGAGCCACTGCAGGCTTAATAGCAGTCTCCCAAGATTCTCCTGAAACTGAGAGCTTTGGGGAACAACTCCAAGTAACCTCAAACCTCTTCTGATTGGTGAGATAATCTTTAAAATCGCTATGAAGCATCTGCGTCGTATTTGTTTCAAAAGTAACATTTTTCAAGTCCTTCATTTTTGGATGTTCAAACAATTCAACATACAATCTTTGCCAAGCAAGTAAAGGCTCACCACCTGTCATTATCAAGTGTACGTCTTGCCCATTATCCATTGTCCATTTGCCTTCTGGCAGTAAACTGATTAAATGTTCAACCACTTCATCAACTGTACGTAGCATGTTGAAGTGTTTAAACTCAGGATAGATACTAGCATATGTATCACATCCTGTGTGTATTAT